CTAAATTTTAAATTCTTTATTCAAGTCCAACTCATCAACAATTTTATTATTTTCTTCAACCATTAAATCCCGTAAGTTCTCATAATCATTTATTTTAAGTCTAAACCACAGTTCCGGGCTATTTACAATATTAGTTACATCGTATTTAATTTGTGTAACAAGTAAAGGATAAAAAGCCAATATTCTATATGAATTTTTTGTTGCTGCTTTATCCAATTGATAATTTTCACTCTGCATAGTAGAAGCAATTTTTATTGCATCCTTTGATCCATATGCACATACAGTATTCATGATTCTTTTAAATTCATCTAAAGATTCCTCAGATACCTGGGATTTTTTTACCATTGTATCCATTAAACATAATATGTCATATGGCATTTTAGACATTTTTTGAATATGTACAGATGTTTTTTCTTTTTGCAATTCATTTTTTAAATTTTTGCTCATATTTTTATTCGTCAAAATAAATCCAATTACAGAAATTATGGATGTTAAAACTGCTGTTATTATTGCGCCTTTCAAATCATCACTCATTCTTTCAAACATTTCAATCACAATTTGCATTCATTTTCCTCCAACCTATCTAAAAACCTACTCCCATAATATCCCATTTCTCGACATTACGCAACGAAAAGACGACCTGACACCTCAGATCGCCTTCTCATAGTTTTAGGTTTTAAAGTAGAATGGAGAGCCTCCGGCTTCCGCCATTGGCTCAAGTATTATTATACATGTGCGTTTTGTGCGTTTTGTGCGTTTTTCAAATAATCATCAATTTTTCTGCTTACACGGCTACGATCCAAATGCACCCGCTTCGCAACTTCCCTCTGCGTCACATCTTTTCTTCCATCGATGTAATAGATCCGGAAGATTCTGTGCGTCAGGCTATCTTTGATATTCTCCACAAAACGCTCGATTTCTTCACATTCTGCTTCCAGCTTCTCTTTCCTCTTAAGGTCCCGGTTCTGCAGTCTCTCGTATTTCTCCTGGTCAAATCCGACTACGCTCTGTGGCATCGGATAACCTTTGCTGTAGTCGAAGATTACATTATTTCCGATCATTGTATCGGACTTCCACCGGTTCTGAAGCATATAGTCCAGTTCCAGGATCTCTGCTTTATTGTTCCGGTACATTGCAAGTCTTTCCCTTGTCATCTGCTCCACCGGCATCAACCTCCTTATTTACATTTACTCCCATCTTCCGCAGGTAGTCCGTCACCGTATATCTCTGGTACGGTTTCCTGTGAAATTCTATGCTTGCTTTCTCATCCGGCGGATGTTCTGCCAGCATGTCTCTGTGAGATTTACTGTTCCGTCTCTGTCCTTTGGTTATACTCAATTATTCATCAGCTCCTTTATATGGTTCCGGCAATGGCATCCAGGCATTCACAAATATTCCATAGCTTGAATAAGATTTTTCATCATCTCCCGGATAGAATGTACCGCCTTCATCATTTTCTTCATACCTTGCGATATCCAGCATTGTTGCATTCTCAAATGATACCAATATGTAGCTTTCATCTTCCGGTAACCTTTCACTACATGGAATCCATTTGCCAAGGACATTTGTGTCCTTAGCATCTTCCCTGTCCTCATACATCGCCAGTCTATCCACCAGCTCCTGTTTCTTATTCGGGGACCAGTATCCTGTTTTCATACCACTTTTTCTTTTATGTATTAATCTTTCCATAGTCTATTTCTCCGCATCTTTCCTCTTCATTTGTGCACCATTATCATAATCGTCCCATGCCATTCTCTGAGAAATCATAAATCCCATCACAAAATCATCACTGATATTTTTAATAAAATCTTCATCGCTTTTATGTTTTCTCATATACTTCTGAACATTACGCTTTGCTTCTTTTATCTGATCCGTTGTGCAAATTACTTGCAATCTACCCATCATTTAACGCTATTCCTCCACATTCTTCTTTTTCATCCTTTCGCCTATTTTTAAGCATAAAAATACCAACCACCGAATATTGATGGTTGGTAGGAAATTATGAAAAATATTGTTCTGCCTTTTCCATGTGTTCATTTATTTTTTCTAATGGATAATCAATCTCATAATAATGTGCTTTTGAGTATTCAAAGTATTTTTTTATGGCACTTTTAACCGACTTACCTTTTGACTGTGAAAACCACTTGTACCAACGATGCGCAAATTCTTTACTCGCAATCCGTACTGACTCGTCACAGTAAATTCCAAACGGAGGTGCCATTTTTTCTCCCTTGCTCGCTTGAATCATTGGTAAACCTAATAAAATATTATCTACATAATCTTGATCCTTTGTAAAAGATGCAGAGCATGAACGTGGTATATCTTTTCCGTGAATCACTGGTCCGTATGCAATCGCTCCCTTGATTAAAAATTTATGGTAATCTACGTTTTCATTTATAAGTACATTACTTAGTGAACAAAACAACTTGTTAATAAACTTCTTCATTGCATCTTCACTTTCAGAAACTATATAAGCTCCATCCATCATAGGATATACTGATATACTCGCCGTTTTTGCTTCAATAATTGCTGCATGCAATTTACAAATAAAAATCGAGCTGGTTCTCACCGAACTTCCCATGCAACTTTTTGTTCCCATGATATCTACCCATAGTACATATTCATTTTTCATATCTGGGAAATCTGCATCATTAAAATATATGTTTGCCATTGGCATTTCCTCCCTGTATATTTCTATACAGAAATTATACCATTCCAACCATCAATATTCAATTGTCAAGGTTCGACACCATTCTACATTTCTATCTTCTTTTCTTTCTCCTCCCAGTATTCAACTATGTATTCTTTCTTCCCCTTCGCATTTCCCGGAATTGTTCGGTATCTGATCTTAACTGCATATCCCGCTTTCACCAGAAGCCTTGCGATCATCAGCCGGTCTTCTTCATTCAGACCGACTGTACCACCTCTTATATTACGAATCACTGCCATCATCTTACCTCCACACACTCTATTTTTTCGGTTCTTTGATAAAATCAAATAATGTAGGCGCATCTACCTCGTTTTCAGCTTCCTGCAAATACCCCACTCCATCCCGGAAGTAATCTGGATTAAGTTCACACCCATAACCTTTCCGGTACATCTTAACTGCTGTCATAGGCACCGTCATAAGTCCTCCAAATGGATCGTATACAAGATCCCCTTTATTGCTATATCTATTGATAATTCTTTCTACGATGTCCAACTGTAATGGGCACACATGCATCTGTGCTCTTCTTCTGCTCTGGTTTGTGTTTAATGTTCTCATTCGGTTGATGTCATCCCAGACTTCCATTTGATTCCATGCTCCTGGTGCTACAACCATAAAAATAGCTGGTAATTTATCATTTTTATCCAAATCTTCCGCAAGTTTTACATGCTCCGCATAGTTATAGACAGTCTCTCTGCTATACTGACGGTATACTTGTTGTAAACTTTCTACTGGAAGTTCTTTTAATTCATCCTTGCTGATCAGCCTATCTCCAGATGATCTCCAGTAAGCGTGTGCATCTATCTGCCACTGGGCTCTCGTATATTCTTCTTTGCTTTTCTTTACCGGTTCATCTGCATAAGCATTTGACCGGTCTGTCGGAAGTTTTCGGAAAAGCAATATATATTCCGGGCATCCAACTCCCATCTTGGAGCCGTCTTTGCACTGTTCAGACCATCCCAGGCGATAGGTCTGGTTATTTTCTCTTACCACATCCGTAACGACTGTGATCATTCCAAAATACTGAAAGCCGTGTTTCATGTAGTGTTCGATGCACAGTGCGTGAAATGGCTCTATCGTTGGCATTCTGGTGCCTGTAACATTTCCAAACAGCACACGGTCTTTGACGTGGATCGCTGCCACTCTTCCCGGTCTTAAGACTCTCAAAAGCTCCGGTGTTAAGAAATCCATCTGTTCGAAAAAGCGTTCGGTATTCTGGTTATGTCCAAAATCGTTATAATTTGCGGAATATTCATAATGATTCCCGAACGGAATTGATGTATGAATCAAATCCACGCTATTTGATTCCATTCTTCTTGTTTCTTCTACACAATCATCGTGTACTGCTGTAAAATTCTTACCTTCTACTTTCACTGTTTTCACTCCCATCTTTCGTTCCAATCTCTTCTCCATACCTGCAGATGATAATCCGTATTTTTTTACAATCTCTATCATTTTTTCTACCATGTGATTATGATTCTTCCATTTCTCGATCAACACTTCTTTAATCTCGCGCTCATTTTCCATGTAAATAATGTCAATCACCACCGGTTTGCTTTGTAAAAATCTATAACAACGATGGATTGCCTGGATAAAATCGTTAAATTCATAATCGATACCCAGAAAAATCTCTCTGTGGCAATATCTCTGAAAGTTACAGCCCGATCCTGATAAAGATTTCTTTGTAGCAAACAGCTTTGTTCGTCCTTGTGAAAAATCTATTACCCGTTGTTCTCTAGTGTCATAATCCATAGAACCGTAAATATCTACCGTTTCCGGAAGTTCTTTCTTAATTGCATGACGCTCAGCTTCCAGATCATGCCATAATACAAAATGATCATCTGGTGATGCTTCCACAATCTTTTTCGTTCTCTTAACTCTCTGTTCAATCGATTCTCTCTTTACCTGTGCCGCTTCCTTTAACCCTGCGGCAGCCTCGTTAAACAATGACATCTGGCCATCCTTATCAATGGCATCTCCGTATTTTATCGGGATCTCATGCCAGTTTACTTTTAACGGTGGTAACTCATATCCTTCATCCGAATATTCTGGATTCAAATCAGATGGCTTTGTGATAAATAATGCCCATGAACTTATCCACAACCAAAACTCATCTTCCATGTTTGGATAAAGTGTCAGGTTATTTGCTTTCGTCGAATCTCTCTGAAAGAATCTTGTCAATGCCTGTCCAGTATCCATAACTTCCAAGTACCCGGCATAATGAATCAGTTCTTTATATCTATTCGGTGATGGCGTTGCTGTTGCCACCAGTTTATACTTCACATATTTAAATTTGTCCAAAAATGTTTGATAGGTTTTACTTCCAAATGATCTAAGCACACTGGCTTCGTCCAATGCTGTAGCTGAAAAATATGCCGGATCTATATTACCGTCCCTAACCCTTTCGTAATTGGTCAGCAAAATCTGCTCTTTCGCTTCTTTTACTTCTTCCATTGTCCGTACATATCTTGGACTTTCATACCCCAATACATTGACCGCATCTTGAGTAAATTCTTGTTTTACTCCTAGCGGTAATACTATTAATGCTCTACCATTCTCATGTTCTGCAGCCAGATGGCAGAATTCTAATTCCTGGACCGTCTTTCCGAGACCGAAAGATTCAAATAATGCTCTTCTCCCTCCCCGTAATGCCCAGGCAACAGCGTCTGCCTGATGTGGTTTTAATGCTTTATTTATCTTTGTCTTATCTACTTCGAACCCGCTATCTACAGCCAGTTCAATTTTTGTCTTTAAAAATTCTATGTAATCCATCTTCATCAAAAGGAGCCGATGCATCATTACTCCGGCCGGAGCTCCGTCTCCTTTCTGAAATTTACTTTTCTCTTTTTATCATTCTGTGTCTTTTCTTACTCCCAGTAGATCTTTCTCCAATTGCTTCATGTCATAACTACGTTCATGTGCATTGCTGAATCTGGTACTCTTCTTTCCTGTTTTCTTATTACCCTTGTCCTGATTTAGCGGAAATAGACCACTCCATCCATTCATGATCGACTGATCGATAATTGCTATCTGTTCTTCCACATCATCGGACATTTTCCGCAATTTTCCTACTGCAAGCTGTATTGCGCGATCAGTTAACGGTTTCTTGATCTGCTTCCGAAAACGAATATACTCAAAAAAAGCTGTATCAAGGCGCGAGTCGCCCGTATATGATTCGGATTCTGTATTCGGATTCGTATTCGGATTGGATTGGATTACGGGAACATTTGCTTGCATTTGATTACTTGTGTTTACATCTGCATACATATGTTTGCAACTGTTGTCAGATGTAATATCGTTCCCTTCTTCCGGACTTGGATATCTACTCTTCTTTGCACGAATGTTCTGATGCGACTGCCAAGCTGGTAACTGAAGGTACGGTTTTTCTTCTACCTCGTAGTGTCGCACCAAGCCAACCGACACCAACTTATTGAGAGCATCTTCTATATTCTTATTCGTTACATTCTTGAGCGGAAAACAGGTCCCTTTTATAATCGCTACCCTTCCATCAAATCTTCCATAATCATCACAGCTTACTATCAACCGGTAAAACAGAACTTCTTCGAACCAACTGAGCTCATTAATGCTGTCGCTCGTCCTGATCGACTCTTTTAATATTCTGTTTGGCACGTTTACACCTCTTCTATTTCTACTTCTATACGCGGGCGCTCTTTGTCCACAAAAAACGCATCCTGAAACCCTATGATATAGCTCCATCCATCGTCCCGAAGTACTTTTGTCTGCACAAGTGCATCCTGAATCACCTTTCTGCCAAAAGAACTGATATTGTCCAAATCTCTTCTCTTATTTGGCTCATACCATCGATATCTGATTATGACTGGTTTTGTAATCCGCAATCTTCCTAACTGTTCTAAAATAGCCCGGATCACAACCGCCTCGTTCTTTTGTTTCATCTTGGCACCTTTATACTGATTCGTCCGGCACGCCCTTGTATAATCATTCATGTTGTCTAATCTTCCATTAATGGTCAACAGATGCTGCACACTTTCTCCACCCTTCAAACGTCTGTATCATACAGAGTCTTTTTAATTGTATTTCTCTGGCTCTATGTAAATCCTGAGCTGTATATTTATGAAATGCAGCTTCATCCACCGGATCACCGGGAATCGGTCTGAAAATCCCTTCACCTACATTAATAATACAATCTCCATTGTTGTTTGCTTTGTTGATCATGGATCTTAAAGACCTATCAACATTTCTATCATAAGGTCTGGCAATTGCATGCTTATGACCATCCGCAATTCTATTAAAATAGCTTTCTGCTTTTTCTCGAGTCGTCATACTTCTCCTTTCTGCCAGAGCCTGGCTCTCTGGCTGTGATACAACATATTGCGCAAGAACTTCATGTCTTATACGTTACATTTCTTAGTTACAATGCCAGGTGAATCTATAGTTAACTTGTTACATCCAACTTCTTCCAAAAATCTTTATGAAGTCTTCTCTTGTCCCATGATGGCTTTCAAAATGTTCTTGTGCCATCTGTTTTAATTGCAAATCCAGTCCGCGATTCGGATTATCATGAACGGAGTTAATTCCAAATTCATGTAAATAACTTGCTATCGGAATGACGTACCCATATTTCTCCGATAATTCTCTTCTGGAGCCATAAAAAATATGATGTCTGTGCACGTACGGTGTACCAGTAAAATAGCAGTGATCCATATCGTCCGTGAACACGCTCCAAAGTTTTTTAGACATCCACACCATACCTTTCTTTCAGAAGTCTCTTTTCTTCCGGTGTTGCAATTTCGCTATCCGGAATCTGTGCATCCTTACACATAATAATCAGACCTGATATCAGTCGCGCCATTTCTTCTGAATTATATGTGTGACTACCTCGAAGCAGTCGATAAGTCCGATACAGAAGCCCATCTACTCCTTGCCGTACCTGCGATGTTGACTGCAGGTGATAATCCATAGCATTCCGCACTTTATTTTCTGCCTCTTCTGTATCTGGAATTGTAACGAATACAGCTTTATTCTCCATTATTTCCAACTGTCCATATCTTTCCAGACACATATTGTGCATTTCCGGATTGCTCAATTCCAATCTTCTGGCAAGTTTTGTAATCAGCACCCAATAATATGCATTTGCATCCAGGCTTCTTTTTTTACGATATTTCTTGATTTGAATAACAAGTTTCTCACAATCTTTCAGCTCTTGGAATGCATCTCTTGCATCCTCATTTACTTCCAATGAAAGACTCTGTTTTCTTGTAACATAGTCCATCTTTAAACCTTCGAGCTTTCCTGTAAAGTTCATTAATCATCACCATACTTTTTCTTAATCGCATTCAGCATCTTTGCACACTCTGTCTCCGTAAGCGTGTCCATTGTCTTTCCGTTTCCACACACCCAGGCTGCCAGATCAATACCGTGTGCCGTGCACTGTGTTTTCAGTGTTTTCTTTTTAGCTTCTGATGCAAGATTTTCCCCCGTTCCCGGAATTTTTGCTTCCAGTTTGTTGTATTCTTCTTTCAGCCACAAATTAAATCCAAGGCCGGTATGAATAGCCACACACTTCACAAATGCTCTGCACATGCTATTCCATACTCTCTGCTGACTCATCGAATTATCTTTTACTGGATTCGCACCATTCATTACCGGTGTCTGCATCTCGTATTCTTTATCATCGATTACAACTTTGATTCTGGTTTCATAACAACGGTTTGTATTTCCATTTTTATCCGTAAACTCAATATCGGTCTTTCTTAAGCTACTCCCAGTCTGCGGATCAGGAATAGGTTCCCAGTACACTTCAGTTGCACCATTCTTCCTCAATAGCTCAATGCATTTTGCCCAGTTTAGATATGTAAATCCATCTCTATCTTCGCAGTATTGGCTTACATCAATCTTTATCAGCTCTTCATAGCTTTTAAGTGCCATCTATTCTTCCTCACTTTCTTTTTTCCGATTAATCGAATATCTGTATTCTCCAATACTATATTTATCAAACATAGAAACAATCTCACTTGCTTCATCTAAACTGTTCACTTCGAAGATCACTTTATCTTCACACTCATACACACCAACAGCCTTATACGTCCTTACAACTTCTATATTCCACATTACAATATCCTCCTGTACATATCATTCATACACACTTCACACAGATTTTCTTCATTGATATGCATATAAATTGAATCTCCTTTATACAAAGGCGCGTCACAATTATCGCAAAATGCAACTGGATCAGGATCATCTGGCGGTGTTGTCTTCCACGAATCATATCCTGGAATATTCTCCATTTGACTAATTTCCTTTCTTCGTTTAAAATACAATTGACTAATTTCTTTTGTGCCGGATTCGGGTTCTTCCCTTTCTGGCACTCTTTTTATATGCTTTTAAAATACTGTGCCTGTCCGGCTTCGACTCTTAATCCGGAAGTTCCGATCTCCAGATTGTACGGACCGGCTGCTGCATCATTGGTATATCCATACACATCACCGTCCAGAATCTGCACCGACACATGCCGGATGCCATGCTTCGCAGCCACTCTCCGGATATCTTTCAGCGCCCGGACTACATTTTCATCTGTAGCAAATCCAAGCCATTTTTCTTTCATGTTCTGCACTTTTTCACCCCTTTCTAGCAAAATGTCATAAAAATCGCCACCCAGAATCCAACTACTGACACGCCGATCAGCGCCACCAGGATTCCGAGAATCCAGCAGAATACTTTGTACGCCATCTGCTTTCTTCTTTTGTATCTTTTAATTCTCTGCTCTCTCATCAATATCCAATAAAGAGCCAGTGGAGAAACATCAATACTGCTGCCGCGTAACAGGACAGACAGATCAGCAGTGCGCTCTGTGTTGCTTCGCTCATTTTTCTCTTCTTCCTCATGCTCTATCCCCTTTCCGATCTTGTGTAGATCTTGTTTAAAAGCTTGTTTTACCTTGTATCACCTTGTTTAAAGCTTGTCTTACTTTAACCGCCTAAGCGGTTTTCTCTTTTAAGTCCTTTAATCTTCCAACGATGAAATCCGAAAAGCTCCGGACAATCCGGTTCACCTCTTCCGGTGTTTTATCCCGGTATGCATCATCGGAGATATGGCAGGTGCAGCCATTGTTGTTCATTGTTTCTACAATCATCTTCCTGCCCTCCTGTGTTCTTATTTCATGTTATGTGGTACAGTTTGTACTTGTTGCGGTTCTCTGGTATAATTTTCCTATCAAATGATGAAAGGAATGATTTCATGTCCGAGAATACTACGAATAATATAGCTTTAATCAACCTTCCTGATATGCCTGAATCCGCTGATAACGCTGTTAAAAATCTAACCGACGCTCCTACTCAGAATATAGGAAAAACCTTTGCTGATATTTGGTATCTCGTCTTTGGCGGAATCAGTCAAAAAGCTGAAAAGAAGCGTCTGCAATATGCGCACGACCTTGAAAAATTTCGCGAACAATTAGACCAATCCATCGACGAAATCCCAGATGATAAAAAGCTGGAGCCATCCCTACAAACAACTGCACAGGCTTTGGAAAACTCAAAGTACTGCGTTTCATCGGAAATCCTAAGAGAGATGTTTACAAAACTTATCAGTGGATCTATGAACTCTGATACCGCTTCTTTGGCACATCCTTCGTTCCCAGAAATATTGAAGCAATTAAGTCCATCTGACGCCTTGTTGTTACAGGATCTTTTTCTTTCCAGTCAGAGCTCTTTTCCAGTTGCTTCAATGGGTGTTAAAATTAGAGGTAATAGTTATCAAATTCTATATGACAATGTTTTTATTCCTCCGAGCATATCGCTCGAAAGAGAGCAAATTTCTCTTTCGCTTGACTCATTGGAACGAGCAAATTTGATTTCTATTAACTACAACAAACAAATTTCCGGTGATAACTTTTATAATTCTTTAAAAAGAACGCCTGAATATTCAAATGTTAGTGAGTTCGCCATAGATTATTCCGTTGATCATCCTAACTCCACTTCTTATTTCAAGAAAGAACTTATACAGCTAACTTCTTTAGGCAAAACTTTTTGTTCTATTTGTATAGGAAAGCATTGACGAACTCTCTGGTCTTTTCACACATTTCATCTACATAGCCATCTACTATTTTAAAATAGTGGGTGGCTAGTATTTTTGTAATTAATGCCGAAGTTATTACTGAACAACCTATACAAATTATTATCACTAGCACACTTCTCACCTCACTTCCTACTGTGATTCTGTTTCATCTGTTGCGAATAAGTAATCTAATGATTTGTCTACTCTAAAATTGAAAATATTTTCATATTATGATAAAATTCTTTCATGCCCTTAGGCATTGAAAGGAGCGTGGTCTGTTTGACCAAACTTTTGAATATGCCTGCTCTCTTAAGATAAGGTCGCAATAGTGGCACCAATGCACTTAAAACTGGGTATAATGTAGTTACTGATACGGCGTTATGTGGTTCGCACCACGTTAAAAATGCTTCAGTCGGCATCTGGTTTTTTGCCGCACCGTATTAAGTACTCCTTATCATTTGTCAGCAATCAGGCATTCTGCAGAACCAAAACTGCGAAAGTGACAAAGTATTTCATAGAAACGCTTGGCGCTATCGAGTGTGGTGAAAACCTGCAAAGTACATAGAGTAAACAAATTTGGCAAAATACTGGTAGGAATAGCGCTCCTATCAGTATTTTTGTTTTCGCTCCTACTCATTTTACTTGCTCACTTTTTGTTGCATTTTTGGGACGCTTGGTCTAAAAAAAATATCGATAGGATCATTCAACATTAGAAAGTCAGTAATTTTAACCGCTTCTTCTAAAGTAAATTGCGTCCTTCCATTTAATTTAGCATTAAGAGATTGCACTGTAATTCCTAAATATTCCGACATTTTAGCTTGTGACACATGTGCCTCTGTCATCTTCCCTTTCAATTTATCAAATGACATTATCTCACTTCCTTTCGTTGCATATTTGGGATATTTATATAATACGCTCGCTAAATTTTATTGTCAACCCATATTTGCAACATTTTTTTAATTTTCTTTAATTATTTGTTGCAAATATGAAAAAATAGTTTATAATTACCTTATACGGAGGTATTGATATGAGTGAAAAAGAAATAAGCGAAAAAATGCAAGATATAATGAAGCGAATGAGAAACAGACGTGAAGAACTTAATATGTCATACCAAACTCTTTCTGAAAAGGTAGGAATTAGTAAATCAACTCTCCAAAGATATGAAACTGGCTATATAAAAAATATGCCCGTAGATAAATTAGAAGAAATTGCAAATGCATTACAGGTATCACCTGCTTACCTTATGGGCTGGGACATAGAAGAACCTACCACTATGGCTGCTCACCTTGATGGAAAAGACTTTACAGAAGAACAGTGGAGTCGAATTGAATCTTTTGCAAAATTCGTAAAGCAGGAAGATGAAAAGTAAGTCCACAATATAGGACAACTATTATCCTACACTTATTGCTGGGAGGGACTATACTTTGAATAAATTAGAATCATTAGAACAAGAAGCCTATGACGATAATGTAAAAGTCCACAATTATTATCTAGGCGAAGACAATTTAAAAGGTTTTTATATAGATGGTAATATTGCCATTAACACATCTGTCAATACAACAACTGAAAAAGCCTGCGTCCTTGCCGAGGAGCTTGGACACCACTACACTTCCGTTGGAAACATCATTGATATGGATAGTTCTTCCAATCGGAAACAAGAGCGACAGGCAAGATTATGGGCATATAATAAACAGATCGGACTCAAAGGTCTGGTCAGAGCATACGAACATGGTTGTACTGCCAGCCATGAGATTGCAGAATATCTGGATGTCACAGAAGAAGCTCTGCAAGAATGCATTGAATTTTATCGGGATAAATACGGGGAATACAAGACAGTTGAACATTACATCATATTTTTTATTCCGCATCTGGCAGTGTTGAAGAAGATATGATTTTATACGTATTTATACATACTTTTATTGACATACGTGTTTATACGTGTTATAATGGAGCCATGATAAGGAAAGGAGATACAAAAGATGCCATTAACACCAAAAGAGATGATTAAGCTTCTTAAGAAGAACGGTTTCATCATAGTCAGTCAGAATGGTTCTCACGTCAAATTGATGAATCCGGAAACTGGTAGGACGGTAATTGTTCCTTATCACTCAAAAGACCTGAAAAAAGGTTTGGAACAGGCAATATTAAAGCAGGCAGGACTAAAGTAGTCCTACCTGTACCACAATAAACATCACGGAGGTATTACGTATGAACAGATTATTTTACCCAGCAATTTTCCATAAAGAAGACGGAGGCTTTTGGATTTCTTTTCCGGACTTTCCAGAATGTTTTTCTGATGGTGATGATATGCAGCAGGCTTATGAGAATGCCGTTGATGCCTTAGGACTTGCAATCACAAGCAGACAGGATGAAAAAGAAGCAATTCCAGAGCCTACAGATATTAGTGAACTCAAAGTCGATGATGGCTTTCTCGTTGTTTTGGAATTCGATTTATACGCATATCTGAAAAAGCACAGTTCAAAGGCTGTTAAGAAAACTCTGACTATTCCTGAATGGTTGAATGAGTCCGCTACCGCTATGGGGCTTAATTTCTCTCAGGTTCTTCAGGAAGCATTATTACAAAAGGTACAGAAGAAACAATAATAATTTTACAAAGGAGAAATTAGAGTATGACATATACAGACGAATTGGCATTACTCAATTTATTAGATAAATTTGAAGTTCCAATTATTCCACAAAATACACATTTTTGGATGATTCGTACAAAAAAAGGTTATTTTTATAATGAATTTCTTTCAAAACGTTTTGTTGCTTTAGCATGGAATAATATCACACATAAAACTGATTTTTCAGAGTCCAATAGAGATTCATTAAAAGATGATGTGTTAATGACATTTAAGGAAATTCATCGTCCTTCAACAGTTATTAATAAATGTTATTCTTTTATTAATGAAATTCAAACCAATGATATACTTGTAATTCCTAGTGTTAAGAGCAGTTACATTACTTTCGCCCTCGCTGGTGAATATTATGAAGATGATTCGAAAACCTTAGAGCTTGAGCAGAATGTTATATATCGTATTGACAATCATGATGTTGATATAAACGATGTTTCTTGTCCCTATAAAAAACGCAGACGCATAACTTTGCTTCGAACAGTAAAGAATGAAGAATTAAATTATTCGTTATGTCGGGCAATTTCAAACTATCACGGACTTTCAAATTTAGATTCATACTCAAAACAGATACTTAATGCTTTATACAATTATTATATGTTTGGCAATGATATGTCTTTTGTTCTTAATGTTCAAAAGCAAACACCTATCGGGCCTCGTTCAATTAACAATGTTTTATACGGAACTACCGAATTATTATCCTCCATTGCTCCTGAAGAATGCATATCAACCCAAGTATCTTTAAATTCACCTGGGGATATTGTATTTTCACTAGTTAACGTTAAAGACCTTTTGGTAAATAACTGGCAATTTATTTTTGGCATGCTTGTATTTCTAGGTGGTGGTAGTGCCCTTACTTTTAAAGTTCCTGGCGCAATTGATATTATAAAAAGTATTCTTTTTGCTAAAGACGACTATCGCATCAAACACGCTGAAGCCGAAAAGGCTGAATTGGAAGTATGGGAAAAGAAAGCAGAACTTTTGCAAAAAATTAAAGACTCTGGAATAGATCCAGAATCTTTAAACGATCCAGTTAATGCATTACTTTCAGGTTGCTCTACTCTAGAAGTAGAGCCAATCATTTTAGATGATGCATCTGCAGCCAATGTTCCAGTGGCAAACGAAGTGCAAGAATCTCAAGATATAGAGGATGAGTAAATTTACCCGCAAAACAAAGTCCCACCATCCAAAGCAACACAATATAGTTATTTTCATTACCTCCAAAAGCAATTGATATTAATTTAAAAAAGATACTTAAAAGAAGGACAAATGAAAAAATAAGAATTAATAAATCTACAATTTTTAGAAACTGTTTTTTCATAACATTACCTCCTCTTTTTCGTATTATATCTGAATTTTTTGTATACAACAATAGGAAAACTTATTGAAAATAACTATATATTTAAAGAAAGGAGTCCCT